ATCGACCCGCTACTACTGCGCTCGTTCAGCCTGTTCATCACTCCCGTCATCAAACCTTTAACGAACGGCACCCGGTCGTGGTACTGCCGGATGATGGCCTTGGCGTCATCGACAGGGATGTCTAGCTGTTCAGACAGCTTGTTCACGCCCATGCCGTACATCATGCCGAGGTTGATGATCTTGGCCTGCTTACGCGGAATGTTCGCCATCTCGGCGACCATCGTGTGGAAGTCGGTGCTGGGGTCCGTGTTGTACGCCTCGACAAACTCTGCTGCGCCGGACAATTCTGATCCGCGACTCTTGCCGTAGACGTGCGCGTAATGGACCAAGATCCGTGGTTCTTGCTGCGAGTAGTCAATGGCCGCCCATTGCTGATCTTCTTCCGGCAGGAAGAGAGAACGGATCATGGGGCCAAGCTCTGGATCGCGGGCCGGGATTTGTTGCAGGTTGGGGTTGTTCATCGAGATACGACCCGACACCGTCCCGCCATTGTCCGACCTGATCTGGTTGATGTGCGCGTGGATACGCCCGTCATCATGGCAGTGGTTCAGGATGGTGTTGATGAACGTACCGCTAGTCTTGTTCAGGTTCCGCGCCTGCGTAATCAGACGGGGAAGTTCGTGCGGATGCTCTGAAAGAAACGCCTTCGTGAAAGATGGCGCACCTTTTTCAGTCTTGGGGTAGGGGACGCCGACTTCGTCAAATGCTTCTGCCAGTGACTTGGCCGCCCAGATTTCGACATCTTTGCCCGCAACTCGCCGTATTTCTTTGAGGACATTCTTCTCTTTTTTCAAAAGGTAATCACGCGTCTTCTCCACCCGGTCGAGATCGACCCGGACACCCCGGAACGTCATGTCCACCAGACAGGGCAGGAGATCGAGTTCAAGATTTGCGATGGGCCAGAGTTCTTCCTTGCTGAGTTCAGAGGAGAACCGCGCCCATAGTTCCAGCGTAAGCTCGGCATCCGCCTGTGCGTAGGGCCCGACAAACGGCGCGGGCATCTTCCACATCTCGGACTTGGGATCGAGCCCGAACTCACGGGCCGCCTCTATCAGGGCTTTCTCAGACTTGGTCTTGTTGAGATAGTCGTAGGACAGGGCGTTGAGCGAATAGCTGAAACGGTTCTCGTCCAGCAGGGACGCAATCAGCATCGTGTCGATGACGCGCCCGTTGATGGTGAAGCCCATCTGCTTGATCCAGCCCATGTCGTACTGGGCGTTGTGCATGATCTTGTCAGCAGGGCACTCGAATACTTTCTTGAGCCACTTGTTGACCAGACGCTTGTCTAGGTTGCCGCCACCCAGATGATTGACCGGGAGATACCCGGCCCACTCCTCTGTCGCGACCGCATAACCAACAACCTCGCCGTTGCCCGTAGGCCAGCCGGGACCGTTCTTCTTGAGGTCCGGGTCGCGTGTTTCAACGTCAATCGCGATCTTCTTCGCACTGAAGATGTCGGGCAGTTCTGCCGGGGGCACCCAATCGCTTGTCGGCCCAAAAGCCATAAGCTGAAACCCCGCCATCAGAACTCTCCACCTAGTGCCCCGTATCCGCAAAGATCAACCCAAGAGTCGTCATGGTCAGGGGATTTGGCCAGCCGCGCCATCTTTACTCCCGCCATGCAAAGAGCCACTTCTTTGCGCGTAACAGGTCGGTTCAAAACGACGCCCCAAATTTGAGCGATGTCATCGAAGTTCTTGGAAGCTTCGCCATAGTCGGCGTTGCGGTCGCCGTTAATAAGCTGCTTCGCCAGATCAAGAATTTCGTCACGCGTCATATTAAGTAACTCCGGTTTAGGTCTTCGGGTTCTACGAGATAAAGGTTTTCTCGTGTTCGCGTTACGCCAACATAAAACACACGGTGCAGATCATCGGCGTCGATAGCTGCTGCGGCCTCCGCCGCAGGGGAAAGGTCCGTGAGCAGTACGACGTTGTCCGCCTCACCGCCTTTTGATCCGTGGATCGTGGACACTGTAACGCGGGGCTCGGCATTGAACTTCTCGCCACGGCGCAGCATGGCGACAATGTAAGCCCGCTCGTTGTCCGGGATCAGGTCCATAGCTTCGTGCCAGATAGATTCCGGATCAGCCAACAGGCCGTGATTATCGATCAGGTCTTGCATGGTCAGTTGGTCGCTGTCCTCGACACCCGGTAACTTTTTGAAGCCGCGTTCTATGCGCGTCTTTGTACTCATGTAGGAATATACACACCTAGCTTCTTCACCGCTAACAGCGGTTCCTTTTCTCAGGCGTTCCCACGCGTTGACCGCTGTGCTGATCTTATCGGAGATGGACCGTCGTCCGCGGTCGTTGAACAGGACGCCCATGCCCCGCAGTTCCTGTGACAGGGGCGAGAGCATGTACCCGGCCTGACCCATGATGAGCCAAGAGCCGTGGCTCATGTCCAGTTCTGCGAGGCCCGAGATCTGCGCTACGCTGCCTCTTTCCTTTCGCGGGTTGTACTCCTTCCGATACCGTTTGTTGATGCGGTTGGAGATGCGTTCCGCGACCTTATGGACAGCGCTCGGTATACGATATGACTGCGCCAGAATTTCCGCACCGCCGGGCAGGTTGATGAACTGCTCAACGTCGGCCCCGGCCCAGCGATAGATGGCTTGGTCGTCATCGCCCGCGCAGTACATGCGCTCTGACTTCTTGTCGAGAATGTGGGCGATGTCCCACTGTAGCGGAGACAAGTCCTGCGCCTCATCGAGGAAGGTCAACTGGAAGTGCGGGCAGCACTGGTCGGCGTTGGCGATGAACTGACTCAACATATCTGTGAAGTCGTACAGGCCGAACTTTTCCTTGTAGGCCGTGACGCTCTCGTCAACGTATTTGACGAGGTTCCAATCAGCGTAGAGGTTGCTGTTGTTATACTCGTCGCGGAGCTTGGTTTTCTTCAGCCGTGCTAGATTTATCAGGGACAGGATCGGGTCGTTTATCTTACCGGAGAAGATATCGCCGTCGTTGTCCTTACCGTCCATGTTCTGGAAGCGGTGCCCTATGACACCGCCCAGTTCCCTGTAGTTAGAAGGCTGCATGACCTCTTCTGGTCGGATGCCCACCTTCGACAGGGCCAGACTGTGTAGCGTGCGGAAGTGCCTCAGATCCTCGTCGGGATTGAGGTTAAACCTCTTGGCTGCTCGTTCTTTTGCTTCGTTCGCCGCCTTGCGGGTGAAGGCAAGGAAGGCGATGTCCACGGGGTTGATGCCGCTCTCGAGGGCATCGTCCACCATGTTAAGAAGCGTTGTTGTCTTTCCCGTTCCCGGCGGTCCGAATATCCGAAACATTTTTGGCTCTCTGTTTTGCTACGATCTGTCTTACCCGCTCACGAGTAAGGCCGTATTTTTTCCCTATAGCGGACAAGGTCATTAGCTCGTCCTTCCACAACCGTAGAATCTCTTCATCGCGCTCCATTAGAACGGCACCTCTTCGGTCTGGAAGTGAGGGGCTTCGATGTCTACATCCGACACATCGAACGAGGGGATGGCCCATACTCGGACCGACCGCCCTTTGATCTTCATCACTATGCTCTCTCCATGTATGTCGCGTAAGCGCTGTGCGATCTTGTGCGTCTTCAGTTCAAAGAACTTGTTCTTCTTGAGGTGCCCCTCAAAGTCACGCAGTCGGAAGTAGGTCGTGCCGCGTTCTTCGTCGGTCCACGGTCGGCGCAACAGGATCTCTTCCTTGTCCTGCGCCTGCTGTAGATGACGGCAGAACTCCTCAAGGTAGTCGTAGAACTGACCGTTGATGCTGGCGTCCTGCGCGACTTCCATGATGGCACTCTCGTTGTCCCGCATCTCCGCCATCAGCGTGCTGATACGGGCCTCCCAGTTCTGCTTGCTCATGGTCATGGGCATCTGGTTTAGCTGCTCCATGCAAGCCTTCTGGAAGGCGGGCTGGTTCAATAGCGCTTCGGTATCGAGTTCCAGCGGCTCCCCACTCACATCCAAGAACCACACAGGTGGTGTCGAATTGTATTTGCGGAGGTTCGCTACCGCGGCACCCTGCATAGCAGCGCCCACCCCAAACTTGCGTGTCATGCACAGAGCTTTGTCGCAGTGGGCGTTGATCGGTGCGTCGTTGCACTTGTAGGCGTAGTCCTTTCGACCAAGCTGCTTGGCGATGACGTTGACTTCGTTCAGCGGCAGCGGCGGTTCCAGATACGTCAGGTTGTAGGTGAGGATCTCGGTCTCCCATGTGTCGGGATACGCCTTCCTCAGATACACGCCAATGTTGAACAGGCCGTTGTTTCGACCGCCCTCGCTGATCTTGTTCTTGAACAGGATCTGCAAGCACGGCGGTGCGCCCGCCCAGTTCGATTGCGGGTCGTCCTTAATCTGTAACGCCGTAACCTGCTCTGGTGTCTGGACGTGCTCCTCGTACAACGCGAAGAACTCTTCCAGCGTGGCGGAGGTGCCGTCATCGTTGATGCCGTAGCGCAAGCCGTCTTCTGCGTTGAAGTACGGCAGGTTCAGGAAGTTTCCGACATCACCACGATCCAGATGGAGCTTGACCTGCTTTGGGAAGATTTCGCTGCCACCATATCCGAGGGCCGCGGACACTTGTTGAAGCGTCGTCTGCATGTCCTTCGCATCGATGGGCGTGACGGTAAACAGGAAGCAGTGCGCTCCGCCTGACTTACTGCGGCAGACAATAAGCGGCAGCTTCATGCGCCGGATTTTCTCGACAAGAAGCTTGTGGTCTAGCGGGTACTGATCGATATCAATGCAGCCCCAGCGACACTGGTTGTTCTCGTCAATAGGAATTATGCCGAGCGAGCGCTTGCCCGCTAGGTGCTCCTCCCAATGCGCCAAGGTCCGTGGTTCGCGGACAATGTACGCATCTCCCGTGTTCTTTCCGTTGGCGGCTTGTTTCTTTATCTCAAACGTGCCGTGCGCCAACTGTAGTCCATCGAATATGGACTGAAATTTCTCTGAAGACATTATAACCCCTTGAGAGTGGGGGCGGGGACTAGCCCCGCCCACCTAACTAGAACGGAACGTCGTCGGACTGCGAGGAGCCGCCGCTTTCGTTCTCGTGCTTCACGACGACATCGCCGGAAAGCACGCTCTCGGAGAAGTTTTTTGCGCGGGCGTAAGTTGCCGCGTCTTCAACAGGACCAACCCGGCTGATGTCCCAGCCGTGCCAAGAGCCCTTGCTGTTCTCCTCAGACACGCTTTTCAGGTGATAAACGTGGCTGAACCGCGGCGGGGTGAACGGACCGTTCTTGCCCTGCATGGTCAGCGAGGAGATCATGGAGTTCCACTTGCGGCTCTTCTTTAGCTGCGTGGACTTCATTGCGATGAGCGCGGTTTCGGCAGAGCCATCTTCACCGACGATCAAAACGAAGTGCTGATGCGTCTCCTCGATGTACTCACCGTTTCCGCCGACAACGTATTCCTTGTTGTCTTCGGAAGAACGCTCGGTCTTCGGAAGGTTCGGGTCGCCCGGTGCGTAGATCGCCTGCGGCGCTCCGCTGCCCGAACCACGCGGTGCCCACTGGATGAACCGACGCATGTAGGCGCAGGGGATTACGTTCAGGCCCTCTTTGCCTTTGTACACGGCATTGGTGACGGTGTTGAAAATGTCACCCTTGCGTGCCTCTTCGATTTCATCGAGGACGGAGTCCAGACCAGACAGGATCTTGAGGAACGGAAGCGCGAGATCCTCGACGCCCATGTTCTCCATACCTGCACCAGCGTCGGCCTCGAACATACCTGCGTCGAACGCCGCTACTTCCGTCTTCTTCTTTTCTGCTACTGCTGTGCCAGCCATATCACTAGCTCCTCTTGATTGTTGCACGTTGT